TCCCTGTATCAGGATCTATTACTTGTACCCATGGCCAGTAAGATGCTGCATAAGATGTATTTCTACTTTTTGCTTGTCCAGTTACATCGGTTATTGTCTGTCCGTATTTTACTAAATCTAATACGTAGAGATTATCTCCTCTATTTTGTGTATTTGATATAATACTTGTTGCTTGAGATGTGTAATCTGCGTTATATAAACCTGGTGTTAGTAAGATATTAAATTTATAGTCGTCCGTATTGGAGAGTAGATTAATCATGTTTGTATAATCTGTTCCTACTACTCCTTGTGTATTTGAACTATCTATCGTATCGTAGAAATTAGCTCCAGCCATTACTCCTCCTGTTGCATTTTCAAATCCACCGCTTGTAGCTAATGGTATAGAGGCAGTAAATGCTGTCTTAGCAGTTCCAGTGTTGTCTAGGTAGTTAGGAGTAGGTGAGTTTACTGCGCTTACTCTTATGTATTTAGAAGCTACAGGATATGAACCTACAGTCTGTAGGTAGTAACTTGTACCGTCTTCAGCGTAAGTAAATGATTGATCTCCGATTCTCTTTGCTACGTAGTTTGTAGATAATGGATCTAATGATAGGTCAGTCCAAGTTTCTAATACTACTTTCTCTGTTGTATTATCATTTCCCCTTCTTACTAAGAGGTCAAATGTACCAGAGCCGCTATTGCTGTTTACTACTTCCCATCTTACGTTATCTACAGAACCATTATCCATTGATCCGTCTGAGTTTAGACTGGAAGAGCTATTCATTAAGGTTCCTTCTGCTAACGTCTCAAAGGTTACTGCTGCGGTACTGGATTCTCCATATACGGTTGCATCTGCTGATGAAAAGGATCCGGATTTAACTCTTGCTACTAGTAAGGATTCTCCTCCGTTATTAAAGTAGTTGTAGGCTGCTATTGAAGTAAAGTATGTATAGACACCACTACCGCTGGTTAGGGTAGTTCCAAATATGTTTTGATACTGGCTATAGGATGTAACTACTGTTGGAACCTCTACAGGTCCTTTTACTGTTGGGCCTATTATTGCTGCTCCCACTGTTACGGGACCTTGGGTAATAAAAGATTGGTCGTTCTCTCTTGCGAGGACACCTGCGGATATTAAAGTTTCTGCCATTTTGTTGTACTATTTTATAATAAATAGATTGGTTTCTTTCGAAGTTTTATTTCTAAGGTAAAAAAGATTATCTTTAGATATTACTTATATCTGATGTTGTCTCTGTGTTAAAAGATAGTTTGCTTGCTTTACTAAATTTCTTTATAGAGTTTATGTCGTTTTGTCTTGTCTTTGGTACTAAGTATCCGTCTAGTTTTAGATCAAAAGTACTTCTCACGATCCTCTCACTATCTGCGGTTAATTCGGCTTGAAACCCGAATTGGCTTATATTGGCTCGAAACTTAAATTTTTCCGGATCTCCCCAGTAAGAATCAGAAGCATATTGTATTGCTTCAACTACCTTATTCTGGTGTTCTATATAGTAGGTGTATAGTATTACTTTGTAATTTAAGGTGAGGTAGTCTGGAGCTACTACAGCGTAATATTCTTTTTCCGGTATTCGGTTATTTAGTATATCAAAATTTGAATATGCATTTCTTGAAGAATAAGCTTTGCCCGATACTATATAGTTGTGGGGTAGGTTAGCGTCTATTTTACTTGTTATCCTATTTTTTACGATAGATTCTCTTTTTAATAGTATTAAAGGTGCCATTATAGCTCCTTTTATATCTCGTAAGTAGCCGTCTCTTTGGTAAGATTTCCATTTCTCAGGAGAGGAGAATATTGCAGGTACGGGGGTGATTTCTCCGTTTTGTAGTACCTCTGGTTTTAAAACTTCGTTAATGTAGTATAATATTGCTTCGTCGTGATCTTGGAGAGTTACACTTAAGGTTTTACTCTTTTCCCCTTTCTGTGAAACCTGCAAGGCTCTGTTTTTCTCTCTAGGTATTTCATTATTAGGGTTACCTCTACCAGTATCGAAAGGATCAACTAACGAAGTACTTATCTCTCTTTGAGTTTTTGGTGTAGGCTTTCTATTACTCATTTACCGTAGGTTCTTGTTATATGTGTTTTAAGTGACTTTTTTAACTTACTAAATGCTTCTTCGTATTTTACAAGTTTATCATCACCAGGATTATCTTTTATACCTCTTTGTAGGCTTCCTAACGCATCGTCTAGTTGATCGATTGCTCCTTTAAGAGGAGTTGGTGTTATGTCCCATTGAATTGTTCCGGTTTCTTTATTAACCATCTTTGGTTCAGAGGAAATATACCCTACTTGATCTTTCTCTAATATTAAATCTATCAATTTCATCTCTCTATAATCTCTGTTTATCTATCCCTACTTTATCTGCTGGTACATAGTGAGCGTTACATATTACAGATAAGCTTGTACCGAAATTTTCTAATCCTGTTTCTAATGGATTTGTTCCTGTACTATCTTTGTTTGGATAGTCCGGGTTCTTACCTACAAAGTATTGGTTTGTTATTACGTTATCTACTTCATAGTATAGGTCTTTCCACTGTACTATATCTCCTTGATCGCATACTAGCTGTATATCAGTTAGATCATCTCTTAGGAACCTAAAGGTTAGGTTCTGAGCTACAGTTCCGACCTCGTCAAAGGCAGGTGATGCTTCATCTCCTCTTTCTATTAGTGCATATAATAGTGTCGGTTCTTGAAAAATTCTACCTGTAGATGCTTCTCCGTAAATATTAATTTTAGTTTCTACTAAATTATATTTATGATAGACTACTTGCTGTGATATAATATCATGCATCAATTCTCTATTGATGTGTCTAAATAGACTTATATCTCTTGCTCCTCCGTATAAAGCCATATTATCCTATAAAAATAGGTTGTGGTACTAAATTTAATTCTTTCTGCTTATAATCAGCCTCAAGTGCCCTCCTCTCTAAAAGTTTTTCTCTTGAAGTTTCTTCTAAATATCCTCTCAGTTTTTCTATTAGTAAGTTCTTTTCTGCTGTTGCAGCAGTTATTAGGTCTGCGTGGTTTAGGGTTACTTCTGCTCCCGGTATCGGAACCGTTCCATACTTACCTCTAACGTATCCTAGTATCTCTTTACAAAGTGCTAAGGTATATTCAAAGATCCATTGTCTTCCGATAGAATTGATCTCTCTATAGGTTGGGTTTTTATAGGGTACGTTTGATACATTAGACACTCCTCCGGAAGTTCCTGGTGCATCTATTGAACTTCTTTCTGATTCTTTTATATATTCAAATTTAAGCTTCCCTCCTGGTTGTGTAGGTATTGGGAAAACCTTTAAGTTATTATTGATAAGTTCAAAAGTAAATTGTGATTTTCGAACTTGATCGTTTAATTCAATTGCTTGAATTTTTTGGAGATCATAATTAATAGGCATCATTAGAAAGCTAATTGCAGGTGACATGTTTCCGAATCCGAATTGATCCATCATGTTTTGCATTCCTAATCCTGATCCTGCATAAGGATCGAAGTATCTTGTAATAGCAGGCGGTGCTTCGTAGAATACTCTCTTAACTTCTATTCTATCTGTTGATGCTAGGGATGCAGATTCTTGCGCCCATGTATTTAAATCGTAGTTTTGTACGTTAGTAGTAAGATTTAAGGACCCTGTATACCAGGTTACTGTTCCCCCTACTCCTGCTTCTTCGCCGTATTGGTGAGACATTCTTACAATAGAGGCGAAGTTAGGTTGTATTACGTCAGTATTTAAAGTAGTTGTAGTTGTGGAGGTTCCTTCTAATGATAAATAATCTTGTCTTATTTTATATGCATAGATCTCATTACCGTAAGCTGTTACTGCCTCTTCAAAAGCTGCGTAGAAGTTTAAATCTTGTAATTCTATATTTTCGATAGGATATCCTAATCTCCGGGCACAAAAGGTAACAACCTTATCTGCATCAGTTTGGAACTGGCTGTCGTAGTCGTAAAATCCAAATGGTGTTCTTCCGGGGAAGAAACGAGAGGTACCGTCGTATATTGCAATGTTGGCCATATGGTATAAATAGGCTGCGGCCTACTAATAATTTATTACGTGATCACCTTCTGTAGAGGGGCAACACCGTTTTCACAATAACGGCACATATCGTAACAGGTATTTAATTTTGGAATAATGTCTTCATACTCCTGTTCAAACAAATTACCAATGATATAACTTAAGGAATAATCCATACAACATAGGGATACATCTCCATTCGGCAACATAACGTTATGGTATAATTTTTCTATGCACCCACAGGTTTTAGGATCTTCTCCATGGTAGACGGATTTAAACATCTCCTTAATATTTAAGAGCTCGGGTTTTAGTATCGCTTCTCCGATTAGATTACCAGCTCTAGACCACATTTCCGGGACCCCTACATTATTGAATACGTGTTGAATGTCTTCGTGAACAGTACCCATTGACATTAAGTAGAAGGATTGAATCTGATTTCTATATTCTCCAAATTTCTCTACTACTTCAATATAACGCTTACTGATAGGGTGTTTTGCTCTTCTTTCTTGATCCGGTAGGTGTAGTGTTAGTCCTCCGTTGATTCCTCCGTCAAACGGTATCTCTTTCAATCTCTCTACATCTTCTACAGTCATTCCTACTCCTGTGGTAAATCCGGATACCCTATGTCCTTTTTCATGAGCATATATCAGCATATCTGTACAGTGTCTATTAGTCCAAGGTTCAGTAAAGCCGGCAAAAGTTATTCTAATCTCCGTTGGTAGTTTATCTATAACTCTTTTGAAATCCTCTAAAGATAGGTGTTTATCTCCATTATAGTTTTTAACTAAAGTTCTTTGAGGGCAGAAGATACAATCAACAACACATCCTTTTTTAGGGAGGTTGGTTGTAACCTCCATAGTTGCATAATCTGTTGTTCTCCAGTCTTGATTACCCATTTAGTAAATACTTATCTGCTGCTTTTACTTTATTTGAAGTATCGATCATAGTCTCTAAAATCTTAGGATCTACTAGATCAGGATGTACCCACCAATCTTCAAAACTACTATTATTATCAGGAGCGAT